CGTCTGTTTTTAATTTTAATACTAGTAATTTAATATCTAGTTATACAAATACTCCAAAATATGCTTCTATAAGAAATGATTTTATGGTATGGGGAATTAGAAAAAATTCTGATAATTTTGAAATTCCAATTCGTTATCATCTTGCAATAGATAGAAAACCAGAAATTGGAAATACTTATAGAGTATTTTAGTATACCGATCCATATGATAATATTAATAAATGGTATTGCCCTATACAAGTAGATAGTTTATAGGGAATTAAAGGTGCGGAAGGTGTTTACTACGAGGTAGGAAATCAAATTTATACCTGGGGAGAAAATATAAATTCTGAATACGGATGGCTTTTAATGGAAGGTCAAGCGGAAGAAATACAAACTAAGGACTGGAGAACGGAACTTTATTTTCAAGGGCTGGCCGCCAATAGCCAAGGTATTGAAAGTAATTATTATTTTGCGGAATTAGCTAATGAATGGCCTAAAATCTATGATATAAGAAATAATAAGTTTTATGATAATGTTATAAAAAATCCTACTTAGATAGATTTCTTTTTAGATTTTATCGATGTTCCTTCTTCTGCTATTGATGAATTAAATGTAAATAATATTGGGCGTAGGTCTAAAGTTATTAATGCTGATAAAAGTGTTAATTGTGTATTTGAAGATTGGATTCCTGATATTATTTTAATTGATAAAGATTTATCTGATGAAGAAAAGTAGGAATTGGTTAAAGAGTGTGATAAAAAGGGGCAATATTATTATATTATAGATGGAAATATATATGATGTTTTTAGTATTGGCGGAGTCCATTATTCTGCATATGAAGAAATAAGACAGGCTCTTCATGAATATACAAAATATAATGAAACAATCTCTTTACAAACTTTACCTTTATATCATTTATAGCCAAATGTTAGAATAACAGTAGAAAATGAAGAGAGCGGAATTTATGGAGATTATATTATAGATAGTCTATCTTTCTCTTTAGACGTAAGTAGTTTTTTATCTATTAATGCTACTAGAGCACCAGAGAAAATATAAAGGAGTTAAAAGGATGAGTTATAATGTTGGTCAATTTAGAAAAGATATGTTAGACGGGACAAATTCTCGTTTATTAAATAAAATTAATATATAGATAGATAATTATTAGTTTTAGAGTGATTTTTCTCAAAGTATAAAACTTCGAGATAAAATTTTTGCAATTCAAAATAGTTCTTCCTTTAGTTCGGAGAAGTATTATTATATAAAAATGGAAATTTTAATGCGTTAGGATAATCCTCAAAATTTTTCCATTTATTTAATGAGTAGCGAAGATACTCAAAAAGGTTATCAATTAATAAAGAATATTTTTATTCCAAAACAATAGGTTCCAAATAAAGAAGAATATGTAACAATTGAATTCGTTTTTAATCCAGCTATTGTTTATAATAATATTTATTTAAAAATGAATCGAATCGGTTAGGACTTTTTACAGAGAGTACCTGGAGAACCTCCTGAAAAAAATTTATATGGAAGAGTTGCGGTGGTGAAAAATTATGAATGTTATGAAATCGTTAATGTATTAAATATTATAAATAACAATAATCAAAATTCTTCTATTGTTAATTTTGCAAAAATTGGAGTACAAGGTCCTTCTGGTCTATTAATGTGTATTAATGGAGAAGAGATTAGAGTTTGGCCTAGCGGGATCTATGAAATTAGAAATGGTTATAAAGTTTCTTTTATAGGTTTTGTAGTTTTAGATGATAATGTTTCTTTTATATTGGATTATTAGTATTAAGAAAGGATAAAAATATATGAATTACGGTAGTTTTTACGGAGGTCGCCGCGGCGCTTCCTTTGTGATAGTAAAAAGTTATCCTGATATTATAAGTATGACTAATGAATTTGGGAGAGGCCCAAATTTTAATGAAGTCGAATTTGATGAGTATGTTATTATTAATACTATTAATAAAAATCATCCAGATAACGGAAAAATTTTTAGACGTGGATATGATTATAATAGCGGAAGAAAAATTTCAGGATATAGAGCTTTCTGGGAAAAGGATGGAACTGAATATGAAATTATTAATGGAATTCCTTACGATGAAAGCGGAAATGAAATAGAGTATGATTCTGACATAAGTATATATTTAAATGCACGATATTAGCCAGATATTGATATAGATGCAAAAGGAGCACAGTATATTGGTACTATTGTTGGACCTTCTGGAAGAGCGCCATTAGTAGAAATGGATACGTATGACTCTGTAATGGAGAAGTCCGCAGAAGAAGGTTTTTAGATACAAACTTCTCATGGAGATTATACTCTTAGTAATGATAGTTTAATGCCAGGTAAATATTAGGAAAATGGGGTTCCTAAATATAACGATAAGATTCAATGGTTTTGTGCATCATTAAGAAATGATAAAAATGATGATAGTATTGCTTATATAGGTTTTAAAACGCCTTATTTAGTAATAGATTTTTTAACAGAACAAATTTCTCCTTATGATAATCAAGGTGTTTATATGGATGCTTCTGCGGCAACAAGAATTGAAGATTCTACTACAGAAGGACATCCTTTTTATGAGAAATGGAGACTTTCAATTCCAAATGGTATACAAGGGGATAGTTTAAATAATTTAAGAATAATTACTTTTGATGACCCTACTTTATATAATAGTGAATTAAACACTTATACAAGAATTTATATTTCTTAGGATTTCTATTATTTTTACAATACTGCTGAAGAAAGATTTTTAGGATGTTCTGAAAATGAAGGTGTTTAGATTGAGTCAGAAGGATCTATAACTATTAATCAACAAAATGATTATATTACAGTTTATCCTAATACAAAAATTATTGTATATGATAGATTTTCTTATGAAGAAAGAAAAAATCCTACTTAGCCTGAAAAAACCTATTTCGTAGGAATATATAATCAAATAAAACAAAATGGTTTTATTATTGATGACTATGGAAATATCCATATTGATTTTACAGACGGAACCTCACTTGATAAATAGCGTTTTTTAAAAATCATTAAGAACGTGGCTTTCGAAAAAAATGATAATAACGAATTATATATGAATATAATTTTTAATACATTGAAATAGAATGAAGAGGGAGAAGAGGAAGAACAGTAGTTTGATTCTGTATCATTCCCAATTAAAATTATAGAAGATATAACATTAGATGATGATAGTGTTTTAAATATTTCTTTAACAGATAATTCTACTCTTAGTTTTCCTTTTAAAACAATTTCTAATATAGTGACAGATTAGAATGGAATAACCATAAATTATAGTACAAAGGACAATAGCGGGGCTAATGAAAGTGTTTTTCTTCCTATGTCATGGGTTTCTGATTTACAACTTTTAGAAGACGGTACTGTTCAAATTCGTAGAAATAATTTTGTTAACAGTGAGAGTTGGAGGAATTTAGAAAATAAATTAAGATGGATTACTGGAGTTGATTATGATTCAGGTACGGGTGATATTACGTTAAATTTTAATAATGGAAAGCCAGCTACTTATAAGTTAAAAATAGTTAATAGTATTGGTTTTAATGAAGAAACTAATAGTTTAGTAGTTAGATATAATACAGATGTTCCTGGATCAGAACCAACTCAAATTCGATTAACGGGAAAATTAATCACTAAGATGTCATATGATGAAATCACAGGACAAATTGTTGTGACATATACAGGTGAGAACAACACAGAGACATTTGATTTAGGGAAAGTACCAACAAGTTTTATTTTTAATAATAGTAATCCAAATGGTGATTCTATTTTACGTATAAAACATGGTGAAGAGGATATTTTAACTAGCAGCCCTATTACATCTATATATGATATGAAAATAACTCCTGGACATCATTTAGCAGTATTATTTAATGATGCTAACTTACGTGAATCAATAAAAAGTAGTGGAAAAGGATTAACATTAACGTCTTCACGAGACAATATTTCATATGATGGTTGGTTAGACCTGGGTAGCGTATTTGTAGATTCTGGTATTTTTATTGGTACAAATTTAACTTATGAAGATTTAGAATTAACTGCGGCGACCGCTACGATTGATGATGTAGTTAATGAACTTAATGAAAGACTTCCTGGTGGATTAGGAGGAGACGGTGATAATAGAGATTATTTAAAAGAAAAAATTGTTACCGTTGGAGAAAATAATCAAAAGAAAGAATTTTATGGTTTTGATTATGATTATAAAGCAGATTCTCCTGAAGAATATAAAGGATGGTATTATCTAGGTTCTATTGAAAGTGCAGCTGCCGCAACCAAATCAAGCTGTCGTATGGGAAGCGCTGATGATCAATCTCGATAGGGACAAGAAATTGAGACTGAAGGTCTATACTTTTTAACAGAAGAATGGCAGGAGGGATAATCTAATGAATGGTTATCAAGGACAAATACGGGCAAGAGACCAAAGTTAGGGACATTTTTCTCCAGAACAAGATATATTTACTTTAATAAGTGAATAGTGTCAAAAAGGAACGTCAGGAGAAGGAATTATTAGTTTATCAAAATTTGGTATCTTTGCTCCTGAAGGAACTATTATATTATTAAATAATAAAGAAATAAAAATAGGAAAAACAAAAATTTATTAGATAGATGAAGTTAATATTACTTCAATAAAATTTTTGGAAAATTCTTCAAATGAGGTTATTATAGATTTTGTTGTATCCTATTGATTGGTCAAAATGTAATAATAGTTTTAATTATATTTTTAATAAATAATGAAATGATTTAAAGGTATTAGCTACTATAAAATGGTAGTTAATACCTTTTTTAGTATAAAAATGAGGTTTCTTTGATGGATAAATTAAAATATATACGTGTTCAGAAAAAAGATGGTACTTATGGAGAAAAAATTCCTGTCGCTGTGAACAGTAATAATATTCGTATGACCAATGGAGATGACCTTCAAACTACTATTAATACAGTAGAAGAAAACATATAGGGAGTTAATAACGATATATATAGCGCTCAGATAGATCAAGACGGAATAATTTATCCTTCTTTAAGAGATAGAATTAATACTTTAGCAACTGATATAGAAAAAGAAAAATCTTTAATGATAATATTGTCTACTGATGTTCAAATGGTAACAACAGATAGTAAAGGTAATTTTGGAGATTATTCTAATTGTGAATGTGAAGTATATGTTTATTTTGGCGGAGAAGATATAACAAATAGTCCTGATTTAGTTTGGAGTATAAAAATTCCAAGTACTGTTATTGCGGTATGGGATGCTACTTAGCATAAAATTAAAGTTTCATACCTTAGTAATAATTATTCTGCTATATAGATAAATGTAACTTATAAAAATGATTTATCGGTAAAAAAGAATTTTTTAATTAAAAAAGTTTTTAATGGAACGTCTCCTATTACTGTAGAAATAGAATCTAGCGCAGGTACAATTTTTAAAAATCATAACGTAAGTACTTTTTTAACTGCTATTGTAAAACAAGATAATGAAGATATTTCAGATAAAGTTACTAATTTTCATTGGATAAAATATGATGAAGAAGGTAATGAAGATACTTCATGGAGTCGTTTTAATACTCAAACTATTTAGATTTCTCCTGCGGATTTATTTAGTAAAGCAATTTTTAAATGTGAAATATCTTTATAAGAATAAAAAGAAAGGTGAAAAATATGGCACAAATTACATATGGGTCAATAACATTAGTTGACCTTACTGACGTTGGGCAATTATCTGTATACCCTACAAGTAATATGCCTTTATCAATTATATACGATCCAGATCAAAATACTTATACGCCAAACTGGGGAAATAATAATTTAATATTATCTCCTTCAATTTATTATAATACAACTCAATTGGTTCCTCCTGCAACAGGATTAACAGTTACATGGAAAAGACGAGTTGGAATAGAAGCTCCAACAAATTTAACAACAGATGAAACACAACAAACTAATGGTAATTTAGTAGTTTCAGCAAATAAGTTTACTTCTAATTCTACAATGTTAACTTATATTGTAACTGCGGAGTATGTTGAGCCTGAAACGGGACAAACTTTACATGCGGAAGGTCAAATTACGTTTAGTCTTGTTAAATTGGCATCTTCTGCAAAAACCTGCATTATTTCAGGAGAAAATGTTTTTAAATATGATAAAGATGGAACGTTGGTTTCAAATAATCCAATTATTCTTACCGCTACAGTAAATAATGTTACAATCTCAGCTTGGCAGTATAAAAAATCGGATGGAACCTGGGCTAATTATCCCGGTTTATCTGCCGCACAATTAAAACAATCAACTCTTAGTGTTAATACAAATCATAATGTATTTGTTAGCGATGTTGCAACAATAAGAGTTAATACTAGTGATAATAATGTATATGATATACATTCAATAACAAGATTAAGAGACGGTGCGCCGGGTGATAAAGCAGTTAGCGCAGTTCTTACAAATGAAAACCAAAGAATTCCTTGTGATGCAAGCGGAAACCCTATAGCCCATGCTTTTGACGAAGCTACAAGTCAAATTATTATATATAATGGTGGTGTTGATGATACTTCTAATTGGACTATTTCAGCAACAGGAACAAATGTAACTTTTACTAGAAACAATGCTACTGTTACTGTATCTAATTTAACAAGTGCTACTGGTAGTGTAACTTTTACTTGTACTCGAACAGGTTATGGAAATATTATAAAAACATTTTCTTTAGTAAAAGTTACCGCAGGTCAAAACGGAACCTCTCCAGTTATACATTCTTTAGATTGCAGTGCTCTTGCAGTAAATAAAACTACTCCAGCTGAAGCAGGAACAGCGGTGACTTTTTCTCCTGCAACTATAACTATAAATGCATATAGACAAGAGGGAAATAGTGCTAAAGAATTATATGAAGGTCGTTTCTGGATTAAAGCGGGTAATACAGACATTTATAAATCAAATACAAGAGATGAGTCATCTTGTACATTGAATTCTACCCTTATGTCAAACGCTTCCACTTATTTAACTGTTGAATTATATGAAAGGGGTAGTTTTACTACATTACTTGACAGTCAGACTATTGTATTTACATCTGATGGCGCACAAGGTGAGCAAGGTGAAACGGGTGCCGCAGGTGCTGATGCAATTAATGTGGTTATGGGTAATTACGCAGATGTAATTCCATGTAGTCCTACTAATTATCCTTTATCTAAGTTTACTATTGATATTCCTTTTGTAGGATATAAAGGAACCGCTCAAGTAGGATGTACCGTGGCATCTCCACCAAAAATATTAGGTATTTCTGCAAAAACTAACACACCTGCAACAGCATCGTCAGTTGGTCATTTAATTTATGAAATACCTACTTCTAAATTAGTTAATACAGCTTCCGCAACAGTGACTATTTCATTTACTTGTGAAACTAAAACAATTACTCATAATTATAGTTGGACACGTAGTACAGCAGCAACTAATGGTGTTAATGCTAAATTATTTGAATTATATACTACTTCAGGAGATGTTTTTACATCTCGTAATTCGCAAACAATAACTATTTATGCACGGTTAATGGATGGCTCTACAGATGCAACTTCTTCTGCAACAGAATGGAAATGGTATAAATATGTAGTAGGTAGTGGTTATCAACAAATTACAGAACAAACGTCTAGTTCATTGCAAGTTAGTAATTCTACCGTTGATGGATATGCATCTTTTAAATGTACTTGTACTTATGATGGTAATAGTAATTATACTGCATATCATTCTTTAATAGATAAACTTGATCCTATTCAAGCGGCGGTCTTTTGTTCACTTGGAGACCAGATTGTTAACGGACAAGGAATCGGTGCTTTTTATGTTATTGTTACAGATACTGGCAATGGACAAGAGTTAGACGCACTTAAATCTGATAGATTTTTAACATCAGCACCTAGTAGTCCGGCAACGGGAGATTTTTATTACCATCTTGATTCTACAAATAAAACTGTTGTATTAAAGAAATATTCTGGAAGCGGATGGGTGGATGCAACAGGAAGTGATTTACCAACTGGAGAATATACATGGTCATTCCGCGATTCAAGCGGAAATGCTACTTTGTTTAATGGTTCAGCAACGGCTTCGGGAAAAGCAATTTATGTAGATGGTACAATGGTTTCAGGGAAAATAATTGCAGATGTAAAAGTTGAAATCTGATAGTTATATCAATTATAAACATTGATATAACTATCAGTGTTTATAATAGAAAGGAAAATATATGATAACTTATAGTTCAGCAACTTTGGCAAATATTAGAGATGGAACAGATGGAAAGGATGGTGTTCTTTATCCTAATTTAAGTCCATTCTTTTCTCATGATTTAACAGATATATATAATGCAGAAACTAATCCAAATGGCTATTGGATGGAAAATGGTTCTTCTTATGGATGGACAAAAAATTCTAAATTTACTTTTACTCAACTTGAAGACGGTTGGTTGCATGTTCATATAGATAATAGTTCTGGAACGTCAATTATAAGAAATGATTGTTGCGTTCCCAGATATAATCCTTCTATTAAGAAAGGAACAATGTATACTTTTTTTGCGGAATTTCGCAATAATCAAAGTACAGGAATAGATGCAACCTCAAATTTTTACTTAGTTCAACAAAGTGGTTCGGTACAATTCTGGGGAACAAATACAGCAACAGCTCCTTCTGTAAAACTTGAAGGAATAGGAGGACTTTCTACAAGAGTAATAGATATTCCTTTAGATGGAAGCTATGTATTTTCAAGAGGTACTAAATATTCTGAACCTGATGGTGATTCTTCTCATTGGACTACAGAAGATGCAATGGTTACTTTTACGTTTCGTGCAAATGCAGGTGCGGTAATTGATTATGATATAAGATTGAGTGTTTATGAAGGAGAATACTGGGGTAATTATGTTCCTTATATTATTAGTGACGTAACAGATATAAGAAATTCTGCGGAAACCGCTAATAATAAGATTGATAATCTTGAAATTGGTGGTAGGAACTTACTTAAAACAGAACCGAAAAAATATGTTCCTACAGATTACAGTGCTTATGAATTTACATTAACAGAACCTCTTGAAGCTAATCAGACTTATACAATTCAATTATGGAATGTAGATGTGTCACATTCAGCAAAAACTGAAGACCAATTAGGTATTAATGTTTATTATTGTGGTGGAACTGTGAGATTTGGAACATGGCAAGGAACCAACTATTTCGTAAATGGTCATGCCGATCATTTAATTCTTACATTTACGCCTACAGAAGATGATATAAGTCATTCAAATGTAGTTAATGCAACAACTAAATTTATTAGACTTTATAACTCATATCCTAATACTAGTGGCACAAGAAATATGTCTATTGAAAAATGGAAACTTGAAAAGGGCAATAAAGCAACAGATTGGACTCCCGCCCCTGAGGATATAGAAAATGATATAACCGAAGCTAAAAAGACAGCAACTAATTATATATCATCAGATAATACTGGTATTATGGTTGCAGATTTAGCGGATGGTGAACAACTTCCCGCAAATGCAACAGGTAAAAATGTATTTATTACAGCGGGATATGGAAGTGGAGATACAGCTGTTGATGCAGGTGTTCATATTAGAAATGGACAAGAGGATTTAGCATTTTTTGGTAAAACTGCACAAATAGGTAAAAGTGATCAAGGACATATTATATTGGATAATGATAGTGTTGATATTAAGAATAACAATAATGTGTTAGCGAGTTTTGGGGCTACTAGCGTGATTGGTGACGAAAATGATTGGCATCAAACGATTGCCGCCAATCAAATAACTTTTGCCAAAGGTAATGATATTATAACTTATATATCTCCTGATAAATTATATACAATTAATGCAGAAGTAGCGGACGCTTTTTATATTAGTAATTATTCAATAAGAAATGCATCAGATGGAAAATTAGTAATTGGATTAAGGAGATGATTATATGGCAATAGCAAGTGGAACACAAGGAACATGTAGTTGGAATATAGATGATAATGGGAAATTAATAATTAAACCTACTAGTGGAAGTAGTGGAGATTTACAATTTGACACCTCTTTTGTATATTTACTTTCGAATAAGAAATATCCTTGGTATGACTATAGAAATAATATTACAAGTGTCGTGTTATCTGGATCTATAGCAAATACTTATCGCCCTTTTACTGAAACAACTATTTCAGGCGATTTCCAGTATATGTTTTATAAATGTGATAAAATAACAAATATATCTGGATTAGGTTCAATTGTAGGGGCAACCAATCTGGCGCATATGTTTAACTCCTGTACCTCTTTAAGTTCAATTGATTTAACTTCTTTAGATGTTACAAATGTAACAAATATGAGTTTTATGTTTTATAAAACTGGTCTCACTTCAATAACAGGAATAAAATCTACAAACAAATTAAAAGAAGCATCAAACATGTTCGGTTATTGTAAATCGTTGATTAGTCTAGATTTAACAAATTTAAACACGACAGGTTGTAATTTTAATGATGAAGGATTATATGATATATTTGATAATACTCCACTTTTAGCCACAATTAAACTAGGAAATTATTTTTATATAAAGCCATATTCTCAATATACAAGTGAATATAAAAATGCATCTTCCACAGATATGTATTCAGCTAAAAATCTAACCAATGGTATAGTAATAACATCTGACGAAGTATTCTCAGAATTAACAAATGCTCAACGTGCGGGTACTTGGCAACGCAATGTTTCATTTACATATAGTGTCTCTGCATACCGTTCAACATCTGGCACAGCGGATGAAGATGGTGAAAATGTTTCTTTTAATATTCAATGGGCTACTAGTGCTACCACTACAGATCGTATATTTAGAATATATCAAAAAGAAGCGGGAGCCGTATCTTATCCGTCTTCACCTATTTTAACTCAGAATGTTACGGGAAATTCAGGAAATACTATATTAACAATAAACAATATTGGTGATAATGCATATGATTTTAAAGTTGAATTTTATGATGGGACAGATACTTATTTAGCGTTTCCTTCAATTCAAACGAACATTCGTTTAATTACAATAGATCAAACAGGTAATGTTTGTTTATATTTAAATACATCTGCTTCATCAGGTACAACAGATGCAAAATTATATGACGCTATTGTAGCTCTTAATTGGCAAGGAGACGTATTAGTATAAGGAGGTAAACAGAATGTATCAATTTTATACAGCAGAGATAATTAAAACACAGTCAGGCGAGTTTGAACATGATATCCACTGGTATTGGGATGAAAATGAACACCAAGCACAACTTAAAGGCGAAGCAAAGTTTCACGAGATATTATCAAGGGCGGCAACCTCTGAATACGCAGAACATGCCGCTATCCTTTTTTCATCTAAAGGGAATCGTATTATGGATAAGTGTTATTACCATACAGCGGAGGTGATGGATAATGCTTGATATTAAAAAACTCCTTACAAAGATGTTGAAAAGGATAGCATTCAAGCCCACACAATTATACAACACTCGGACGGATGCAACAAAAGTTGGTACAGCTTGGGAATATCATAAGCACGCTTTTCTCGCAGATTGGGATATGATTGCAATTAGTTTTGTAGTGCATGAACATATTGAAGTGTTTTATATAGTAAGAGGCGATACTCTTGAGAGAGGTCTCACAGACTGGCCTGATGCAGGTAAATTCAGAGGATCATTATATGTTGACTGGGCTAACAACCAGATCGGTATCAGGGCAATAAATGCGGGAACAAACGGGTCGCACTACAATTTAATTCATTATCAAATTATATATGGAATAATCCCACATTAAATAAACATTAATTAAACGAGGTGAATAAACATGGCAAATAATGATAATATTATTTATGCTAAATTTAATCATGGTCGTGAAATAACGACTGATTCACGCTCTCAGTATGCTTATGGGCAGGTGTTAAAAATAAGCGGACTGCACTTGCCCGCTAGTTTTGATGCAGATATTTCAAATAAAGGTGATAAACAAGCAAAAGTTGTAATAGGAACAGACAATGAATTACCAATAGATGATGCGTTCTTCTTGTCAGGTAAAGATGTTATCGTAATGATCAATGTACATGCCGCAGATAAAGATGGACGCACTAAATATATTATCAGGATTCCTGTTGAAAAACGTCCTGAACGTGCGGATATTGAGGTAGAACCTGTTGAACAGGATGCTATATCTGTTGCTATTGCAGCTATGAATGAAGCGGTTGAACAAACATCGGCAAGTGCGGAAAGTGCCGAAAATAGTGCAAATCGTGCTCATGAATCAGCAGTAAATGCAGAAACGTCAGCAACTAGCGCATCTAATTCAGAAGCATTAGTACAGCAATATATGGAGCGTGCAGAGACTGCCGCTGAAAATGCTGAACAATCTGAAACAAAAGCAAAAACTAGTGAAGATAATGCAAAAGCGTCTGAAACACATGCTGAACAAATTGCTACTGAGATCGAACAATATACAGGACGTGCGGAAACCGCTTCTACGAACGCCCAATCTTCTGCTTCAACCGCAACGCAAAAAGCTACTGAGGCATCAGCATCCGCAAGTACTGCTTCAACTAAAGCAAATGAAGCATCAATTTCCGCAACAAACGCACAGAACTTTGCGGATAATGCACAGCAATCTGCTACAGACGCACAAGAATCCGCAAGTTCTGCATCAGCGTCCGCAAGTAGAGCATTAGTAAATGCAGAGAAAACACAAAGTGATAAAGAGATAGTCGAACTTGCTAAGTCTAATGTGCTATCAGCTGTAGGTGAAGCGCAGAATTATGCTACGACCGCACAATCCGCAAGTCAGGCTATTCAAGATATGAATGTGCAAGCAACCACATTAGAATCTGATTCTAATGCTACTGTTGAAAAAAGTGTTGATCCTGTGACTGGCACAGTCACGCTTACTTATGGTATCCCTAAAGGAGTTAAAGGCGAAAAAGGTGACAAAGGAGACCAAGGAATCCAAGGTGAACGTGGAGAAAAAGGCGATAAGGGTGACACTGGATTAAAAGGTGATAAGGGTGACGCTTTTACATATGCCGACTTTACACCTGAACAATTAGCATCTCTTAAAGGTGAAAAAGGAGACAAGGGCGATGCTGCCATTACAGTCGATTCCGTCCCCACACAGGGCAGTACAAATGCTGTACAGAGTGGCGGTGTGTATGAGGCGTTGCAGAACATTGATATTACAACAGATACAACATTAAGTGTATCCGGCAAGCCTGCGGATGCAAAGGTGGTGGGAGACGAATTTTTTTCCGATACAAGCACCGAAACACCTATTGCACTAACTACAACAGTTGGTAACTGGAGGCTTAAAACAGACGGTTATGCGGAGCAAAATGCGTCATACAATCTCAAAAAATATCAGGTAACAGCAGGGGATACCATAAAGGTTGTTTCTGATGATTATTTCCAGTTCCAAACATCTGCAAGCGTACCGACAAGCGGCACTCAAAGCATAGTTGGTGAGACATATACCACGGGCACGTTTACACTTGAAGTTCCTGCTACAGCTACATATTTGATTGTGTCCACGCCAAAAACAAACAGTCAGGCAACTGTTTTTAATTTGGTGGTTGGTGAAAGAGTTAGCAAAATCGGAGCATTAACCGACAGACTTGACGCTATTGATACAGCTACTACATCAGATGTTGGTAAAGTTCTCAAGGCTAAGACCGTCACTAATGGTAAGGTGGCCGAGTGGGAGTTTGGTGATTCTGAAGCGGTTGAGGAATTACAATCTCAGATGCAGACGGTCGTATCTACAAGCTACGATTATTCGGGCAACCTTGCAGATACAACAGGAGCAGTTAAAACAGGGCAGTATACAAATTATGTCGAATTTGATTTGGTAGGGGATGGAACGTATTATTCCAATCCTTATGCCTTGGGTATTAATACAGATAGTAGCGCAAAGTATGAAGTTTACTTATTAGATGCAAACGGTGAAACGATTACTGCCACAAGAACCTCTGACGGAACGACTAAAACAAATATTGGTTTTGATTATTCAAAAATACGTTATACGTTCAATGGTGCAAATGTTACGGTTGCTGTTTATCTGCGGAACGGCAACGTAAATACTTATGAATACACATTGTCTGCAACCCCGGTTAAGGTTAAATATCGCACAAGATGGTGGGATGCGGATAAAGCACAGATTAATGGATTTACATATGGATATTCGTCAGAAACATACGTGCCTTACTCTGCTCCGTCAAAAGTGTATTCACCGAATCCCGATTTTTTGGATGAGATTAAAGACTACTATGTAGCAGACGGATTTATCGACAAAACGTTAAGCATAGAAGAAAGTGCGGCTGACGCTAAAGTGGTGGGAGATGAACTCTATGACCGCAAGGGTGTTTCTTTTGATACCGTAACTGGATGGATAAGGTCAACCAATGGTGCATTAATAACAGACAGTGATTATACCGCAACAGATTATATTCCGGTTACTCCGGGAGAAGTCATAAGGGTTAATCGCCCGTCTCTTATCAAACAGACCGATAATGCGTTTTATGGCGCAACTAAAAGTTATGTGTCTGGACTTACTACACCGCTTAATATTAATGATGTTACAGTTCCGAGTAATGCGTATTATGTACGGTTTTCTGACATGAATAGTGGTATGGTCGGATTCTCGGTTGAACGGACTGGATTGTGGACGCGAATCCGCGATGCTATCACTGAATCAGGGGGTGAATCCGAATACAGAAATCTGATTGAACAGTCAAGATATGGAAGTAAAGTATTAACCTTGCTCCACTTCTCAGACTTGCACATGGACGCTAATACAATGGGGTTCATTAATGCTTTCCGCACAAAATACGCTGAATTTTTGGATGATGTAATCCAGACAGGCGATGTGAGTAACGGATTTTCTAATGACTGGTCTGCGTTGGTATCCCTCGGTCTTGGTGATTGCCTTGGTGTTATCGGTAATCACGAAGCATTAGGTAGTTCCAAAAACTCCGCTACTCAGCAAGAACTGTACGAAAAATACATCGAGCCTTATATCAGCGGATGGAACGTGACACAGCCAACAGGCGTAGATGACAATACGAGTGAACATTACTGCGCTAACTACTACTACAAGGATTATACAAGCGCAACTGTGCGTCTTATTGTCCTCGACACGCAGAAATGGTCATCTGCACAGCTTGCGTGGTTTACCGATGTACTTGCAAGTGCAAGGACAGCAGGATATGCAGTAGTGGTTGCATCACACGTTCTTCCGGGTGCGGTTACTATTACGGATTGCAATTTTTCTGCAAAGTATTCTAACAGTAATAATGTAACTCATGCCTTCCCGACAAGTGATGCTCCTCTTGCGACAGAGGATGCGGTAAGCGCAGTCAATGATTTCATCACGGCAGGTGGTGAATTTACAATCTGGATTGGTGGTCACGAACACGCTGATATTTTCGGTGTGTTTACGAACTATCCTAATGTTACCGCATATATGATTGATAAAGCCTCTATCGAACGTGAAACACCAGGAGCGGCAAGAATACGTGGCGAAAAGAACCAACACGCCTTTAACATCATGTCGATTGCAAGAGACGGAAAACTCATCAAGTTCGTCCGGATTGGGGAAGATGTTGATGGAATGATGAGAGGAAAGCATGTATTCTGCTACAGCTACAACACAAAGACAATCATAAGCCAGTGGTAAGTATGGCTAAGAAAGGACTGATATGCTTACATACTGCTTTGAATCCTCACACGTACCACGCACGCTTGCCAAATGCCGGAAGAATGACCTTGCCGTGGTAGATACGGAAGGACACGAAAAAGCCGTGCGAGAGGCTGTAAGCCGTGGCGTGTGGGTGTACGGATACTTGAACGTAGGGGCGTTGGAAAAACAGCGTCCCTATGCAGAGCCCATCCACTATCAACTCACTCCCCAACAAATCCTTACTCTCAAAGGCACTAACAACGTTTATTCTGATATGAATGGGCAGACAGAAATTAAATATTGGAAACATTAATTTAGGAGGAAATAATTATGACTCAATACTATATCATGGAACTTCAAAAATATGCGGACGGTTCTTACGGTGACATTAAACATATAGCGTATGACGAAGACCCCACAAGAGCAAGACTTAAAGGCGAAAGTAAGTTTTATGAAATTTTATCGGCAGCCGCTGTAAGTGAATTGCCAGTACATGCCGCTATCATGTTTACATCTGAGGGTGTACCTGTGATGAATCAGAGATACGTACATGCGATTCCGCAGGTTGAACCTGAAACACCTGAAGAAGATGTAACACCTGAAGGTGAGTAAGTAATTAAATAAAAAATTTTTGCTTATAAGGGACAAATTTTATAAATTCATTTAATTTAAAATTTATATATTGTTGGAGGGGAGAATAAAACTTCCTTCCAACAAATGTATACATTTTTAGAGATAAAAGGAGAATGATAAAATGGCCAATTTTAATCAAAATGGGATGAATGGTATAATACCTAATCAATATCCCTATACTAACAATTTAATAATGAATACTCCTTACGATAACTATCTTGGGAGAAATAATGTAACCGTAAACGCAAATGGTCAAAATTATCCAAATCAATTTTTAAAATGCAGGCCAGTTGCATCTAAAGAATAGGCAAGAGCCGCTCAAATAGATTTAGATGGCTCTCTATGGGTTTTTACTGATGTTGGAAATTAGAAAATTTATACTAAACAAATAAATTATGATGGAACAGCAACTTTTAAAACCTACGCTTTAACTGCTGATGAAAATCCTTATAATTCTTCTGAATATGTTACAAAAGATGAATTTAATAGTGTAATACAAAATTTAATGGCGGCAATTCAGTCTCAACCCGTTACCCAAAAAGTTTAGACCGAATCCGCATAGAATAATACAAAAAAAGAACAAAGCAGTAATAACAATTTTATAGTTAAGAGGATATAATTATTATGAATGTAAATCCTATTCAATTAATAAATATGTTAAAAAATGGTCAAAATCCTCAACAATTAATGATGAATATTTTAAAACAAAATAATAATAATCCTATTCTTGAAAATGCAATGAATTTAGCATAGAATGGGAATACATCTGCTTTATAGATGATTGCACGCAATTTAGCACAGCAAAGAGGTTTAGATTTTGACACAGAATTTGCAAAATTTAAAAATTATTTAAATCAATAATGGGAGATATGCAAATGTTTAATAATAATACTAATGGATATTCTTTATCTGATATTGCAGCAGCAACAGGCAATAATAATAATGGATTTGGATTCAATGGAGATGGTGCTTGGATCTTTTTCTTATTTATTTTAATGCTTGCGGGCGGTTGGAATAATAACGGTTTCGGTGGAAATGGACAGCCTGCTGTTATAGCTGATGTTCAACGTGGTTTTGATCAGAGTGCCCTTATGAGTAGTTTAAACGGTGTAACTGCCGCAATTAATACTGGTTTTTCAAATGCGGAAGTATCTCGTTGTAACTCACAAGCGAATATCCTACAAACATTAAACAATAATCAAGCAAACTTATCTACTCAATTAAATACAATAGCAATGAATCAACAGAATTGTTGCTGTGAAAATCGTGCGGGACTAGCTGATCTGAAGTATACTGTAGCTACAGAAGCATGTGCAGACCGCACAGCAGTTACAGACGCTTTACGAGATGTAATAGCATCAAATACAGCAAACACACAGGCAATTCTTGATAAACTTTGTCAGCAATAGATTGAATCTCTCAAGGCTCAGAATCAACAGCTTCAGATGCAGGGTTATCTTGCTAATTTAGCAGCTTCTCAAAATGCTCAAACAGGACAGATTCTTGCAGATAACGCGGCTCAGACAGCTACATTACGTCAGGCTTTAAATCCTACACCAATTCCCGCATATGTGGTTGCAAATCCTAATGGATGTAATTGCGGAAACTGGAACGGATGTTGCGGTAACGGTTTTTATAACTGATAAGGAGGTTATTCCATGGCTAGTTATGTAACAACGACAGATAATTTAGTCGCATTAAATGGAACGATCCCGTTTAATAGTGTTTCTATTCCTTGTAATAAAGGGAATGTTATTCCTCTTGTTCCTGGGGTTCTTAACTTAAATGGTAATACTTCTAATCGTTTCGCAAGGTATAATGTTTCTCTTCAAGGAAATATTCAAATTCCTACAGGAGGAGCCGTTACTCCCATAGCATTAGGAATTACTCTTAATGGAGTAGTGATTCCTGAAAGTGTAGCAATCGTTACCCCTGCCGCAGCAGAAGATTATTGGCACGTTTCTACTGAAACTTCAGTGACGGTTCCTTGCGGATGTTGTGTAACTGTATCAGGGACATATGTAGACGGAACTGAAGATGATCCTGCTACTACTCCAACACCTTCTATTCAGATAAGACGTGGAGCCTCAATATAGATTACAAGAACAGCATAAGGAGAGAAAAATGGGAACTGAAGCATTAAAAATGATGAAAGACCAATTAATGAGTTGTGTGCAAAGTCAACTTGGTGATATTTCAAAAGCAGATGCTCATGAACTTGGTGAAGCTGTTGATATGATAAAGGATTTATCAGAAGCGATTTATTACTGCACTATTACAGATTCAATGGAAAAAGCGGAAGAAAAAGAAAAATCTTCTGTTAATAATATAAATTATTATACCACTCCGATGTATTATAATACAAGAATGTATCCAGAATATAGAGATATGGAACGTAATAATGGATATATGTATTATTCTGGCGGAAATGGTGGTAATATGGGAGGTAATTCTAGCTCTAATGGCGGAACTACCTCTTACTATACTGAAATGATGAGAGATCCCCGTTAGGGAAGATCTCCAATGAGAAGAAGGATGTATATGGAAGGTAAAGAACAACATAAAGATACAAGTTCTCAACTTCATGAATTAGAAGCATACCTTCAAGAACTTTCTTCAGATATTACTGAAATGATTAAAGACGCATCACCAGAAGAGAGAACTACATTACGTCAAAAAATGACCACATTAGCTAATAAAATTAACTAATATGTTTTTAATTAATAATGTTTATTGGAAACTCTCTTTTGTTGCTCCTAATTTTCCTTTATTACAAAGATTAAATGGAGAATTTTCAATAGGAGCATGTGATAATCTTACTCGAACAATCTATATAAATGAAACATTACAAGGAGATTTATTGCGGAAGGTCCTTTGCCACGAAATAACCCATGCCGCAATGTTTTCTTATAATGTTAATCTTTCTCTTGAGCAATAGGAATTGATAGCAGATTTAATTTCTACATATGGAGATGAGATTATTTATATAACAAATAAAATTTTTAATAAATTAGGAAATATATAAATTGATAGCTGTCGGTTCTACTTTTAACCGACAGCTATTTTTTTTTAGAATTATAAAAAAGGGGAGATAAATGAATCTATTATAGACAATTGAAAAAATTATTCATCAAATTCGTCCTTTTGAAGGTATTAGTTCTTGTGTAATTTTTATTTTATTTATAATCGGCACAGTAATACAAATTTCTCCTATAAAAATTAATCCTTGGGATTTTTTATTAGGGTGGATAGGAGAAAGATTTAATTCTGGAATTAATAAAAAAGTAGGGCAGTTAGAAAAGAAAATAGATTAGCATATAGAAAGTAGTAAGAATAAAGATTTAAAATAGCAAAGATAGTATATTATTTCCTTTGTCGATGAAGGTGTTAATGGAAAACGACATACAAAAGAATCTTTCTAGAATGCGATACGAGCTTGTGATGCATATGAGAAATATGTTCGTTAGAATGATATTGAAAATGGCGTTATCGTATCTTCTATTAGTGCCATTAGATTAAAATATGAACAACATTTAATTAATGCTGATTTTGCAACAGGCGAACATTATGTTGAAAATGCTAAATAGATGCAAAATGAAAACTGAAATAAAAAATACCAAAACCTATTTTAGTTTCTGCATGTTGGTAGAGTGCGCGCCAAGCACCTTAATACCACAAAAAGCCTCGATATGAGTAAAATCATATCGAGGCTTTATTTTTTTATCTGATTACGGCATATCTTTCACTATTAATAGCTTCAAGCATCAAGTCGTAACCTGTCTTACCAGTAAGAACTTGCTTAAAGATAGTAGGAGACATACCGCTTACAAACGATACATTAGGGCCTGCATCCAGGATTGTATTCTGGCGGGCATCTACATTCCAGTAGACTAGCTTAGGAAGCTGAAGACCATATGCCGCCCACTTCTGACGAATTTTCTCCATCTCTGTAGAAGCAGAACGCTTTGTCCATCTACTTTCTCCATACCAACTACCAGTACCACGGTCAATTTCCATATCAGAAATAACTACGATAGTCTTAGGAATATCACTCTGCTTAACACCTCTCTTAATCGCTGTCTTTAACAGTAAATCAAATACAGCTTCTAGATTAGTATTATCACAAAGATTGGTCTTATAGATACGACGAACCTTATCTACAAAGTCAATACCCTCTGTCTTAATCAACTGAGGCTTTGATGCAAAACTAATGTAGTGATTCTTGAAAGGACCACCAATACGTTCTGCACAGTATAGACCTAGACTGATTGCTACATTGATAGGTGCTGCCGCATCACTACCAGTCATAGAACCAGAAGTATCTACAACACACATCATGCTACAATCCTTACCATTGAGATAATCAGGAAGATTTTCCCAATACTTATTAATCATAGCACGTTCAGTTTCATTAAGATTATCAAAATGGTAAGACCATCTTGAAGTCTTAACTGCCTTAGCAACGACTTCATAAGGATAAAGTACAGAAGCGTTAACCTTTGTATTCTTATCCTTTGCAAAAGATTCATACTTCTTAGCGATAATATCACGTCTTGCAAAAGCATTACGATAAATAATACCTGCACGAGAAGGAATCTTATCAAATTCAATCTTATCCCATTCGTTGGCGGACATCAGTCTTTCAAGAACATTAATCTTGGCTCTTAGTTTAGAAAGCATCTGACGATACTGCTTAGAAGTAACTCCAAGATACTGTCTAATCTTCTTTGCTCTTGTAATTGTTTCCTTGCTTGAAGCATTTTCTGAAGGGAGCCACTTTGCGATAAGGCTGATACCATTCTTCTCGCACGCCATATCCTCGCGAAGCTGCTTTTCAATCAGAGCCATTACATTCTTTTCAACAGGAGTGTCGAAAAGTTCGAACAGGTCATCATATCTACCATATTCAGGAAGATATTCAATCAAGTTGCGGGCGCGCACAGGCTTGTTCTCTGCCAACCAGCGGAAGCATGTACGGAAGAATCTACGTTCACCCTGACCGCCGCGGCAGTCACGAATATAAAATAGACACTTCAGAGCAAGAACCGAATCCTCTTCAAAGGCGTTCTTGAAAAGAAGAATACAATCCTCATCTGTACGCTTACGATAAGCAGCACCCATAGCAAACATATCATAAACCGCAGAGTTAGTAGTACGATGAGCGAGGGCTCCATTCTCTGTTCTCTTGTAATTAAAGTCGTTTGAAAGCTGATTCATAAATGTATTCATAATCCTTTTATCTCCTTTACTTTTGTCAAAGTATATTTTTAATCATCTAAATCCAATATATTTATTAATGTATGATATGCTTCATAAATATTTTCGGCTTCTATTGTAAAAAGAAAATTTAAATAATCAGGAATTTCCTTTTTGTCTTTTGCTTGTATTTCTACATTAATCTCATAGTTCTTCATTTTAAAAAATAAATTTTATCCTTTGTTTTTCTATCTACTTAAATATTTTCCATTTTATCAAAAATAGTTTTGACATTCTCTTCATATTCCACTCCTTTAATTAATTTTACAAGATATTTATCTATTTCCTTACCTGCTTCAGGAATACTTTTTACTTTCCAAGAGGTATCTTCAAGTTTTGGAAAACGATTAGAAACAATATCTGCAATATCTTCCTTAAGAGAATCATTAAGAGGAATTTCTCCCGTTTTAACTCCTAATGTTGCAATACTATTTGATGTAAGACAAGTTTTATAAGAACAGCCTATTAAATAAGACCTTAAAAAGTAATATAGTCTATAAGTATTAGCTATTTGTTTTTTATCATTAGGATTTCGCAGATAAGTTTGTTTAGCTTGCCCTGAAATAGATTTAAAAGTTCTTTCTACATCATAATGAGCAATGTCATTTCTAATATTAAGAAAGTTAATCCAATAAGGAACGTATTCAGGTTTAACTATAAAATAATCCGTAAAAAGAATTTCAAGAGCCTGAAGACTCTGTTTCTTCCACTCTTTAACAACTTCTCGAATATCTTTTATATTACAATGTTCTTTATTCTCAAAGATGATTTCTTTGCAAATAGGTCTTCTGAGGATAATATCTTCTATTGTTGGAATAAGGATAGCAATACTATCAACATCTGAATCTTCTGTTGCAAGACCGTAATTTTGAGAACCATAAAGGAAAATTCCTAAAAAATTATAATCGGGATAATCTTTAGAAATTTTTTGAAAATGCTCTTTTAACGCTTGCTTAGGGTCTCTCATAATTATTTCCTTTCTTTTGTTAATACTCCCAAAGGGACTCGAACCCATATCGAAGGCTTAGAAGGCCTTTGTTCTATCCTTTAAACTATAGGAGCATATTAAATATCCCATACAAGAATTGAACTCGTATCTTTAGGGCCGTAACCTAACGGTCTATCCATTAGCCTAATGGGATATAATTGCGCCATTACGAATCGAACGTAAATCTCCCCCGTATGCAAGGGGGTATGTTACCATAATACACCACAGCGCGAGCATTTATCATATTTTTTGTTTGTTTACGGTTAGCTACTCCGCACCCTAAACAACTTTTTTGATAAATGTTAATACAATACATTAATTAACTTTTGTACTAAACAGGAGCGGAAGGATTTGAACCTTCATAATCACGGTGTTGGAGACCGTTGCTGTACCATTGAGCCACGCCCCTTAATTTTTAACGGTATCCATTAGAAAATCCAGGAAGATTACAATATTCACGAATGAATGCTTCAGGATTACGATAAAAAAGATTATCAAGCTGTTCAAGAGAAAGATTAGTTTCTTTTACAATAGGATAAATTTCATACTGAGTATTTTCTCTCATTGTTTCACCAAGCGCATAAGAATAGGCTTCATCCCACTCTTCTGACCCCCCTTCAATCTCATCTGATTCTTCATCAAAATCAAAATCAATTGCTTCTTCTGCCATAGCATTTAAATCATCCATAATACATGAATATTCCTGCATAACTTCATAAGAGGCTTCAATAGCTGCTTCTTCTGCGTCCTTTTCAGTACCTTCTACTACAAAATAAGATACCATTCCGTACATTCCGTCATACATCTGTTCACAAGCAATTACTGCATAAAGCATAATTTAATTCTTCCTTTCTTTTAAAAGTTAAATAGTTAGCAAAGGCTGTTCATCAAACTCCATTTAACTACTGCTCTTACCTTGTTTATTATATAGACTCTCAATGTCATATTCATATAATAAACTATAATTGTTTCGTAGCACCTTTTTTAATAATGCACATCACAAAATTGTATACAGGCTAGATACATGTGACGTGCCATTATAGCCTGTTTTGCCTAGCGTTTCAGATGTGTTTTAGTCCTAATTTATTTAGGACAATCACGCATAGTCCCATTCACATCAGGGGCTTTAGGTCTCACTGTATGTAGCCGGATTCACCCTTCCTATCCCCCACTCATACAGGATGGTTGATCGTTTTTATACCGCATCTCCATTCTACGGTCAACTGAGCATTTGGCTCAGTTCAA